TTTGGCTTTATAGCGTCGGCTATAAGCTTTTGGATATCCTCTATTGTCGGAGTTTCACTAGTATCGTCACTACTAGGCTCGTTGTTTGGTTCACTAGTGTCGTCACTACTAGGCTCACTAGGCTCGCTAGGTTCGCCCTTGGTGCTCGCTAGTTCACTTAAGTCGGGTATTGATGTGCTAGTGTCGTTACTACTAGACGGGTCGCCACTACCGCTACCACTACCACTGCCACTACCACTGCTAGTGCCGTTACTACTAGACGGCTCACCACCTTGGTTGGCGTCTTCCGTAGCTTGCTTGTTACCACTATTAGCGTCGATATAGAGTGGAGTACCAGTCTTATCTTCGATAAGTGTAGCGAGTTCCTTAGCTAGTTCGACTACGTCGGCTTTGGAATTTCGCTTGATTTGTTCTCGGTCTCGACTAGCGTCGACTCTGTCGATAAGCCCACGTTCTTGACCCTTTGATACTAGGTCTCGGGCTAGTGGTCTCAACTCGCTTTTAACGTTAAGAGTCTCTAGACTCTCTTGGCTAATTGGACGATTGATTCCGTTATTCTGCGTCCCACTACTGCCGTTACTAGTAGTCGGAGACGTGCTTGTTTGATGTGCTTTTTTCGTTATGAAAGCCATTGTTTTTACTCTCTTTCCCGTCGGTAAAGACGGAGTTAGTTGTTACTCTTTGTCGTCGGCAAAGAATTCTGCGTTATACTCGGCTCGACAAGTGATTGCATTGGTTGTCGATACAATACCCTCGGCATTGTAATCCACCAAATCCTCAAATCCGTCCCCTATATCGACGGCTATAGTACCGCCGTTGACTGCTATCTCGACGTCTATAGCAAGAGCCAAGAAGTCGGCTAGCGGGTCTTTAGTGTCGGTAAAGCTTTCCAAATACTGCTTTATCGTCTGAAAAGCCGATACAATATCGTCGACATTGTTCATACCCAATTCGTCGATAAAGTTCGAAATCTCGGCACTATCCATATCGGCAATAGCCTCAGGGTTTGCACCAAAATCCGTAATATCGAGCACTTTGGCTCTATACGTGTCGGTTATAGGGTTGTTGATTACCGCTATTAGGTCGGTAACCGCATTACCTTTATCGTCGGTAAAGCGTTTATTTTCGAGTGTGTTTTTCATTGTTTTTGTTTCCTTTATTCCGTCATTTCGTTATGTCAAGGTCTCAGTGGAGGTCTAGACGGAGTAGCCTCGTTGACCATATATATTACGGAGAGACTCGGATTAGTGTCAAGCTTTTTATTTGCATAGATTTCTTTGTCGTCGGTAAAGCTAGGCTATGCGGTACAATCTTGTATATGCTAGCGAGGGTGCTCGATTGTAGCGGACTGGTTTCGATTGGTGCTCAAATCAAAAATAAACCGACTGGTCGGTCTACCGACTGAGCACGCAGGCTAAGTCTAGCAATAACTTAACTTCGAGCACTTTTGCTCAATAGACTTTTCCTAACGTAATTTAGGCGAGGGGGGCGTAGTGCACGTAAAAAAAGAAGACCGCACATACTTATATAATTTTTTAAGTTTTGTAGGGTCTAACATAGTGCTAAGTCTTGATATTGTTTGAGATAGGGAAACAGATAACTATACTAACTATACTAGCTAGTTGGATTGCATAGTTCTTCTAACTAGAAGTTAACTCTAAAACGTACCGAAGTCAAGAAAAACCTTTATTACGTTATTATATATATTTTAATAAAAAACCTTGACATTAGTTAAAGTTACAGTATAAACTATACTATGGCAATTAGAAAGCAAAACAAACCAAGTAAAAAAGACTTAGTTTATAATATAGCTCTTTTAAGACAAGAAATGGCAAGGCTTATGAATAAGCATACATTACTTGAGTCAGTTATGATGAAGTATATTGAAATGAATAACCACACGGAGAAATTTAATAAATACTTACAAACTGAAATGGAAAAGAGTATAAATGAAAAAGAAACTAAGAATACCAAATAAACCTTGTAGTCTAGAAATAAACGGGCACGATTATCGTGTTAGGTTTATAGAAGGTGACAAGGCTCAATACGGAACTGATGATGTAGAGATACTAGGTGCTATATCAATGCGTAATTGTGAAATCATAGTAGAAAGAGAAATGAAAGACTCTAAGATACTAGAAGTGTTAACACACGAGGTGTTACACGCAATTACATACGGAACAAGCCTAGGTTTAACCGAAACACAAGTACAAGTACTAGCAAACTCTTTATTTAAGCTAGGGTATGGTAATTACTTGTGGGAAACTATGGGAGGAAAGTATGATTCCTAACTATGATGCTATAATTAATCAAGCTAAAGAGCTATGTGACAATAAAAATGTAGACTATGCTCAGGTAGAAGAACCGTTTTCTAACTTTGAAATGGTAGAAGCACTTAAGATATGTAATACATCTACTGGAATACTAGTAAGAATATCAGATAAGATTGCTAGAATAGCTAATTTACTTGAAAGAAATGGTAAAAGAGCAATTCAAGATGAAAAAGTTGAAGACACTATGCTTGATTTAATAAATTACAGTGTAATATTAATGAGTTACTATATGTATGAACAAAATTTTGAGGAAAATGATGATAGTACCAGGTAAAATACTAGAGAAGACAGTTAAGAACAAGAAAGTAAACCTACATTGCTTAACAGATGTACACGTAGGTAGTAAAGTTTTTGATAGATTACTGTTTTTGAAAGCAATAGACAAGATAAAGAAAGACCCAAACGCACTATGGTTTGGAAATGGAGATATGTTGGAGTTTATTCCACCTAACTATCACATACCAGAGGGTGACCAGTTGTTTGATAACAACGAACAGTACTCTCAATTTGTAGAAATGATGAGACCTATTATGAAAAAGTGTTTATTCATCAGAGGTGGTAATCACGATACGCTGCGTTCGGTTAGATTAGCAGGTATAGACATTATTCGTGTTATGTGTGATGACTTAGAAGTACCATACTTCCCTTTTCCTGGCTATGCACAGATAAATTATGGCTCAGGTACGTTTACTTTTGCTAGTGGGCACGGAAAAAGCGGTGCAAAGAACGGAGATATGGAACTAATAAGGCTTAGAAACATATTTCCAGACGCTGATATGTACTATTTAGGACATAATCATCAACTTTACGCTAAACCTATAGATTCTTTTGAGATATTAAAAGATGATGAAGAAGTAAAGCGACAATGGTTTGTTCGTGGTGGTTCTTTTATAGGATATGCTGAGTATGCACGCTATGCTATGTTTGAACCACAAACAAAAGGGTGGGTAGAGATAAGACTTTCTAACAATGACCCTGAGTATATTGTTCATAGAAAGTAATGCAGTCAAGAATTATTAAAGGTAAGGAGCACGTCTTATATAGCAACAAAGACGAAGCTAGACAGGTTATGTCAATAAAAGACATACAACAAGATTGGAGAGTTGCACCTTTAAATTCTTGGGTTTTAACAGATGATGAGCAGGTTTGTCAAATTCTAGAACGAGGTAATCTTAACGGTCAAGAGTATGTAAGAACAGTCGTCGGTATGTTTAGATGTGCTTCTTCTACAGAAATGTCTGGAGCTATGCGTCCTAACATTTATAATTTTAGTGGGCAGTATGAAGAACATAGAGTGCTCAACAAGAAAACGCCGAGCAAGCAAGAGCATTTGTTTGCTAGGTATATAGCAAAAGGTGAAGGTGTTACGGAATCTTTTAAGAAAGCATTTCCTGACGCTAAGTCTGATAAGTATATAAAGCGTAGAACGCAATTATTACTTAAGACAGAAAGGATAAATACTTTGATAGATAAAGAAATAGAAAAAATATTAGAAAGAACAGATATAACACCAGAATATTTGTTGAAACAAACTAAAGATATTATTGATAAAGAAGAGGCTCGGGATAGCGATAAGCTAGCATCTTTAAAAATACTAATGGAAATATCAGGTTTATTAGGCAAGAAAGAAAAGAAAACTGAATCTATACAGTTGTTCCAGGGGTTTTCACCAGACCAACTTAAAGTATTAGAAGGGGGCAGTAATGTCAAAAAAATCGCCGAGCAAACTCGTGAAGTGCCTGATTTGCAAGAAGAAGACTGAAACTAGGAAACATAGCACTATTATTTCTTTTGTCAATTATTTTTTTCCTGAATTAGTAGCTGAGGTTGAAACCGAAGAAGATACTTATATGGTATCTGATTGTCCGTGTTTTGGAGTCTATGATGAAGACGGAGAGTTGGTAGGTATATCTAAAGCGTTTATAAAATCACACGGAGAAGCATAATGACAATATCAGAAAAAGAAGCTATACTACATAAAGCATCTAAAGATTTAATACTGTTTGGTAAATTATTTTTACCAAATGATTTTTTACATAAATCTGAATCGCCCGATTTTCATTATGACTTAGGTAAAAAATTAATTAGCACAAAACCTGGGGCACGTATTTGTAATGTGCTACCCAGAGGTTTTGGCAAATCTGTATTAATGAAAGCAGCCATAATGCACAGACTATGTTTTACACCTAAAGACCAAGCTATATTTATGGCGTGGGTTGCAGAAGAACAAAGTCAAGCTATCGACCATTTAAAATATATACGTTCACATTTAGAAAACAATCACGCTATTAGATATTACTTTGGTAATCTATGTGGTGGAGATGAAAAGTTACGTTGGACAGAAAAAGATTTAGTTACAACTAAAGGACATAGGATTATAGCTAAGGGTACATCTCAAAGACTTAGAGGTCGTTCAGAAGTTGATTCTAGATATACAGGTATTATTCTTGATGACTTCGAATCAGAGTTAAATACAAAGACAGCAGAACGTAGAGATGATATTAAACAATGGATTGTATCAACAGTATATCCTGCATTAGAAGAGTCACCAGGTAAAGAAGGTTGGATATGGTTATCAGGAACTATTGTACACTATGACGCTTTCTTACAAAATATACACGACGGTTTTTTACAATCACAAAAAGATAAGAAAAAATATCCTTGGGACGTTACATTTATTAGAGCTATAGAAGACGGTAAGGCAGTATGGAAAGAACAGTTCCCATTATCTAAATTAAAACAAAAAAGACAAGAGTTTATAGAAGCAGGTAAAATTGATAAGTTTGCACAAGAATATTTAAATGACGCTAGAGATGTAGCTAGTGCTACGTTTCAAATGGATAAAATACAAAATCATAACTACGAGTTTGTAAACAATAATGGATTTGCTTGTTTAAGAAATGATACTGAGTTAATACCAATAAATGTATATATGGGAGTTGACTTAGCACATACAGCTACTACATCATCTGACTATCAAGTAATAATGGTTATGGGTATAGACGCTAATAAAAATAGATATGTAATTGATTATTACCACGATAAGATACCAGCTTTTGATATGCCAAAGAAAATTATGGAATATGCTAAGAAGTATGTACCAATTAAGAGATGTGCTGTTGAAACAGTAGGTGCTCAAGAAATGGTTAGAGATATGGTAGAACGTATGGCTACATCTGAAAGAAGACTATTACCAGGTATAAACAAAGGTGTTAGACCACCACACGGTATTAAAAAAGAAGATAGATTAGAAATGTCTTTAGGTAGTATAGTAAATAGTAAGAAACTTTTTGTAAGAAAAGAACATACAGAAATAGTAGATGAATTGTTTCAATTTCCAAAAGGTAGACACGACGATTTACTTGACGGACTATATTATGCAGACTTCTTTGCTAAAGCACCAAGAAGTAAAAGTATGGAACTATATGATGAAAATGCACCAGACAGTTTAGTAAAATCTGCTAGAAGACAAATTAATTGGGTAACTGGATTAAAAATATGAGATTTCGGGCAATAAAGGGTGTTAACTTTTTCAGGACTATGTATAGTATAACAGAATATATTAGCTACTTAAAAAGAGTAGAAGGTTATGCAAACAAGGTAGGAGATAAATTTTTTCCATACGATTCACCAGAAGGTGGATTAAAAACTATAGGGTATGGATATAAAATAAAAACTCTTGAAGAACAAAACACTTTAGAGAAGACAGGATTTTCTCTACTGGAAGTTGAGTCTGTACTAGAAGAAGAGGCTGAAAAATCTTACCGAGGTGCTCAAAAATTTTGTGAGCAAAAAAATATAGATTGGGAGTCAATAGATTTAAGATTACAGTTTGCATTAGCAGACTATGTTTTTAATGTAGGTAGTCTTAGAAAATTTCCAACTACTGTTAGATGTTTAGCAGCAGGAGATGTTAAGGGTGCTGTAGCAGATGATAAAGGTAGACCAGGTTTTAAAGAGTACGAAAGAGTATATAGAGATACTAACGGAGAAAGAAAACCCTTAGGACGTAACAAAGAATTTTATAAAGAGTTTTTAAAACCATATTTGACTTAGGAGATATTATGGCTAAACAAGATAGATTGAGACTACTAAGAAAGATGTATGAAAAAGCAGATAAGAAACGCAGAGAAATTTCAGATAGATTTAACTTAGATAGAGAAAATTTTAAAATAGATAGATATAATATTCAAAATAAAACAAACATACCTAAACCTTTTGGCGGTAAAAATGAAACTGATTTAAAAATGAAAGCTATGATGAAGAAATATAAAGAGCAATTAAAAGCAAAAGGAAATAATTAGTGGCTATTAAAGAAGATAAAGCAGCAAGACTTAATAGAGAAATCTTTAGAAACTATGCTGATGCCAGAAAAGACTGGGACATAAGTGCTAGAGAAGGTATAGATTTTACTCTTGGTAATCATTTTACTTCAGAAGAGTCAGAAACATTACAGTCAATAGGACAAGCAGATTTTACAATAGATAGAATATATGCAGCGATAGATAAGTTAAAATCTTTAATGACATCTAGACCTGTGCAGTATGGGATTACAGCACGAGAAGATTCAGACGTTAAATTAGCATCTGTCTGGAAAACATTGTTAGAATATATATTCGATATATCAGACGGGCAGCATCACTTTAAACAAGCGGTACACGATTACGCAACTACTGGGTTAGGTTATTTTTATGCGTACATAGAACCAGAAGCTGACTATGGAAGAGGAGAGGTAATGTTTACACATTTAAATCCTTTCAGGGTTTATGTTGACCCTGCTTCTAGAGACAGATATTTTAAAGATGCTGCAAGTATTATTATGTCTACTATTCTTACAGAAGAACAATTAATAAATCTTTATCCTGATGTAGAACAATACCTAGGTGAGATAGAAACTTTTAGTCAACAAGATGTTTATGATGACTTTCCTAATTCACAACAACAAAATACTACATCAGTATTCACACCAGCTGAAGTAGATTCAAAGAATTATGATATATCATTAACTACTAGATATAGAATATTAGAACGTTTCAGTAAAGTAAAAGTACCATTTTTTAGAGTAGCTGATGCTATAGAAGAAAAAGAAGTATTGATGAACGCTGAAACATTTTCAACATTTATGCAAGAGAATCAAGATAAATTTAATTCTAATCTATACACGTATGTTGAAATACCACAAACAAGAATTAAAGTAACAGCTTCTTTAGGTCAAATACTATTGTATGAAACTATATTAGAAACTGATACATACCCTATTATACCTATACCAAACATTTGGACAAATACACCTTACCCTAAATCAGATGTAAATAAAGTTAAAGATATGCAAAGACTTTTAAATAAACTATTTAGTTTAGCTTTAGCACACGCACAAACTGCAGCTGGTTTAAAACTTATGATACCTACTGGTAGTGTAGAAGATTTATCTCAAATAGAAAAAGATTGGGCTAACCCAAATGCAGTTATAGAGTATGACCCAACTTATGGTGAACCACATTTAGCACAACCACAACCTTTATCTGGTGAGTTTTATGCTTTAATTAATCAAGTAGAAAGATACATTGATTTAAATTTTGGTGTACCAGAACTATTACAAGGTTTTAAATCAGGAGCTACTGATAGTGTACGTGGTACTATGTTACTTGCACAAATGGGAGAAGGTAGAGGTGCTAGTAAACTAAGAGATATAGAAATGTCTTTACAACAATTAGGTAAAGTATTATATCAATTAGCAAAAGACCACTATAGTTTTGAGAAAAGTTTTAGAATAGTACAACCAAACAATGATGTTACAGAGTTTACTGTTAACAACAGGTTGTATGATGACAAGAGTCAACAATTAATTTCAATTAAAAATGATATTACATCAGGACAATTTGATATAAGAATAGTAGCTGGTTCTACTATGCCGTCAAATAAATATGCTGAATATCAAATGTATATGGAAGCTTATCAGCTTGGTCTTATAGACAAGGTAGAAGCTCTTAAGAAAACAGAAATATACGATAAAGAAGGAGTACTTCAACGTACAGGAGAAGTACAGAAACTTCAAAGTATTATCAGTCAATTACAAGACCAGATAAAAAATCTTAGTGGAAACCTACAAACTGCTCAAAGAGAGTCTGTTACAGATAGAAAACGTGTGGAGGTTGAGAAGTTCAAATCGAAACTTAACACAAGCCGTTCGAGTATAGATTCACAAATGAAGGTAGACGCTGAGAAACTTAAACAACAACAGGTACAGTCCAACAGTTTGGAAGCATTTGATATTGGTGCATTTGCACCGTCCAGTGATTCGGAAACAAACTAGGAATATCTGAGAGGAGTTACAAATGGCAGACGTGCAAGAAAAAATACAAGAAAGAACTTTAGAAGGTTCAGAAACTTCTGAAAATAATAACTTAAGTGAGCCAGAGATTCAACAGGATTTGAGTTCAGACGACCCAAATGAGGTTCGTAAATTCCAGTCTATGTATGATAAAGCCGAGGCTGAGTTAGGCAAATTGAGACCAGTAGCAAAGCTATTTCAGGATAATCCTGACCTGGTTGACGTTGTTAGAAACCACTTAACAGGAGATAAAGGACAAGATAAAGAGCAAATTAGTATCAAACAAGAGGACTTTAATCCTTGGGACGCATATACTAATCCTAATTCTGATTCTTACAAAGTAAGACAGAAAGAGATTGATAGTGCAGTTGATGACAAAATGAAATCATATATGGGTAGGTTAGATAGGCAACGTCAAGTTGACACTTTAACTTATCAAGTGCAAGGCGATTATAAATTAAATAATAGCGAAGCACGTGAGTTCGTTGATTTTGTTACACAACCCAAAGAGAATCTTCCGTTAGATACGCTATTCCAAGTATGGAAAGGAAACAATCCAGCTAATATGAAAGCTAGAGAAAATGTTGAAAATGTAAAGAAGAGTTTAGGTAAACCTAAATCTGCTGGTCTTATACAAGGTGGAGAACCTCGTAAGCCAGATGCACAAGAAGACTATTTCGCTAAAATAATTGCAGCAGGTAATTCTGGAAGTATTGGAAAGAATATTAAAAAGTAAAATTCTTTAGGAGGAATTTAAAATGGCAATTACAAAAGGACAACTAGGAGTAGAATCTGCTTCTTTTAATACAGCTGTAACTGCTGCTGACTACGGACAGAGACCAGACCAAAGACGTAAGTATAACTTCGGTGATAGAATCGCAGAATTAGCACCAGAAGAATCACCGTTTTTCGTCTATCTTAGTCAAACAGCTAAACTTCCTACTGATGATAGTTTGTTTCGTTATCTTGAAGATAGAACAAAAATTGACTACACCAGTAGAGAGTTCCAGGTTAAATCTGGTTTTACACAATTAACTTCATTGACCGCAGGTCAACAAGTTACTTTGGAAGTAGAAACGCTAGACAGTTCAGCAGCTTCAGTTGATTTTTTAATCAAAGGTATGGTTCTTGCAATTAAAACAGCAGACGCATACGGAAACGCAATCGTAAGAGTAGAAGACGCACCAGCCGATAATGGAGCTAGTACATCTTTTCAAGCTAAGATTGTAAGTGTTTCAGCAGCAACTGGCTCTGATGCTATCGCAGCAGAAGACAGATGTCAAATCATTGGTTCGGCATACGCTGAAGGTACAGGTTCGCCTGATACTTTCTCAGATAGTTTTGATGATAATTATGGGTATACCCAGATTTTCAAAACAGCAGCTGAGATTACAAATACAGCAATGGCAACTAATATGAGAGGTCAAGCAAATGAATTCGAAAGAGTGTTAGCTCAGAAAATGAGAGAGCACAAAATCGATATTGAAAGAGCTATGCTTTTCGGACAAAAAGCTAGAGTTGGTGGAATACAATACACTGAAGGACTAGTAGGACACATCATTAAAAACAGTACAGTAGTTGATAGAAGTTCAGCTAAGTTAGCATACAATTCAGGTAAAGGTTACTTTGCTTCATATGCTGCTTCAGAACTTACTTATGACGCTTTACTTGAGGATTTTGAAGTTCTATTTGACCCAGCTAGAGGTGGAAGTAACGAAAGATTAGCATTAGCTTCTCTACCAGTTATCTCTTACTTCAATAAAATGGGTGGTACTTCTTTCTCAGAAAACAGTACAAACGGTTCACAGTACAGACTTAATATGGACGAGTTACAAGGTAACTTCGGACATAAATTAATGTCTATTGATACTGTGCACGGTTCTGTTTACTTAGTTAAAGAACCTCTATTTAGAGGACACTCTTCAGGTTTAATGGCAATGGTAGATATGAGTAAAGTATACTACAGACCACTTGTTGGTAATGGAATTAATAGAGATACTATGGTTGAAGAAAATGTACAAGGTGCAGACGAAGACCTACGTAAGGATATGATTACCACAGAAGCAGGTCTTGAAGTTTGCTTACCAGAATCACATTACCTTGTTAACTTGGAAGGAGTATAATAATGGCTAAAGCAAGAGTACTTGAATCAAATAGTGGTGCATTTAATAAAAATATGCACCGTATTGTATTAGTACAAGACTCAGCAACAACTCGTGAACTATCAGTTGATATGAGTGGTTCATTGGTTATCTTAAGAGCAACAGGTGGAGCTACAAAAGTAAATCTTCCTGACGCACTTAATAATGCTGGAGTGTACTATGAGTTTATGGTTAACGAGAATACTGACGCAGAAATTGCAGTACAGTCAAAAGACGGTACTGACTTTTTCTTAGGGTTTGTATCTGATGCAGAAGTTGATGCTCAAGCAGAAGTAGCGTTTAACGGTACTTCTCACGACCAGATGAAATTTACATCTGGTGCAGGCAAAGGCGATATACACGTGAAGTGTATTTGTGACGGAGACAACTGGTTAGTAATTGGACAGGCTAATGATATTTCTGATATCACAGCAGGTACAGCTTCTAACAATACGTAAGCTAGTGCAGTATAAGCTACTGGGGGCAGGCATAGCTTGCCCCAAAAGCTTAAAAGAATTTTAAACTAATAGGAGAATAAAATGGCAAATTTTGATACTAATACAAAAATTATCATTAATGATGTAAGTAGCAATGCACAAAGTGTAGCTGGTTCTTTAGCAAAAGAAATTAATGACTACATAGAAACTATTGATGATGCAAAGCTTGTAGATATTAATTCAGTTATGTTAGACAGAACTAGAATTGCATACATTATAGTAACTAAGGTTTAATGGCTAACTGTCAGCATTGTGAAACGCCTAACCCAGAAGGTAAGTTTAATTGTCCTTCTTGTGGTAATAGAGCACACCCCCCTAGGTGGAGCACACAATTTGTAGTTAGAGATACACCTATGGCAAGTGCTATTAGGAAAGACCAGATTAATTTTAGGGAAGTAAGTATGGCAGACCATATGAAAGAAACGAAAAAGAAAAATGACCCACATAGGGCAGTAGATAAATTGTTTGAAAAGAGATAAGTAATGGCAACATTTAAAACACAAGTAGAGGACTTAACGGGAGCACTTAATGATGATGCAGCAATCACTCAGTGGTTGACTGACGGTGCTCGTTTGGTGCTCGATAATTTACCAACAGATAAACTAGAAAGAGCAGCAGGTAAAGATGACTTTACTGGTTCTATTAGTGTTGAAGGTAAAAGAATTGTATCTGTATTAAGAAAAGATGCAGGTAATAGCGACCGTAAAATGCCTTGTAGAAAGTTAAGTCCAGATATGCTTGGTAAAGTAGAAGATACAGATTATATGGAAGCAGCTACAACAAGTGACCCAGCATATATTATATTTAATAATGAACTTAATACTTTTCCTGCATCTGTTGCTTCAAATGATAGTAGGTTAATAGCTATAACTACAAGTATAACGGTAGCTCACGGTGCAGAACTTATAGCTAATTTTCCAGATGAAGCTGAACAAGTAGTAGTTCTTTATGCAGCAAGAAATGGTTTAGAAAGATTAGTTAGCAATGCTAACGCAGATGAAGACCCAGAATTAGTAGCTTCATTAGTTGGTCAATATAGATTGATTGATGCACAATATAAAGAAGCTTTATCAATAGTGGGTGTAGATAAATTATATGTAGAAAAAGATTTACCAGATAGAAGATGAGTGTAAAAACTAACTGGACAGAACAATTAATTGTACCTAGTACTGTATGGACAGAGCAAGTTATAGCACCCTCTACTATATGGGCAGAGGTATTAGAACAGTTTCAATTTTGGAACGACGGTAATGTATTGTGGCAAGATGTAAATAGTAATTGGGAGGACTTATAGTGGCAGCTATAGAATTTAACGGAAAGAAAATATTTTCTAGAGTACAACAGGCTATACCTGATGTATCAGAAAACTATGTAAAGAATTTAATTAATGAAGCATTAGTTGATTTAGGTCAATATGATTTAAAAACTGAATATGCTAAAGCAGATTTAAACAATGGACAAATGTGGTATGGCTTAGCAGATGATAGAGCTGTAACAATTAACAAGGTATATAGATGTAGTATATTAACAGATGAAGGAGAGTACATCAGAATACCTAGATTATTACAACAAGAAATTCCTTTGACTGATACGGAGTAGATATGGCAGCGGTAGCAAGTACATTTAAAAATCCTGGTTCAACATTTGTTTGGTGGATTGAAGGAGATAAAATTGCAATAGCAACTCTTGAAGGAGATGCTGGTACAAGAAATACTAGGCAATCTCAATATAAAGCACCAGTTATAGGTACTGGTTCTGATAAAGTAACTAATGGTTTATTAATTTCATACTACGCAGAACCAGATGAATATACTTCTATGACTGCAGAATTAGATATAGATAACACCTTACACCCTGCAATAATATGTTATGTCAAGGCAAAAATTTTAATGGATAAAGCAGCAGCTACTAACAATCCACAGTTAGCACAGATAAAAATGGCTAACGCACAAGCATTAATGGCTGAGTATAAAGAAATGGTTAGAAAGTTTGGAGCAAAGAAAAGAGATAAAACAGGCGGAACAAGAGCTGTTGTTCCAGCTAATATGAGGTAACTATGGCGACGTTTACAAATAAAAAAGTATCAGATACATATAAAGATTTATTACAAGTATCAAATAGTAACACTGGAATAACGGGGAGTTTAACAAATGTTGAAGACGGAGAAGGTACAGCTAGTGTATTACAACTTAGTTCAGCAGCTGTTAATATTACAGGTACAAGTACATTACAGCTTGCAGGTACTGCTATTACTGCTACAGCACAAGAACTAAATGTATTAGACGGGTATACTGGTGGGTTAACAGAATTAAATTATTTAGATGCACTACACGCAACAGGTGTTACTGCTACAGAATTTGACTACTTAGACGGTGTAAGTTCAAATATTCAAACACAATTAGATAGTAAAATATCTGCTACACTTACTACAGAACAAGTACAAGATATTGTTGGGGGTATGTTAGTTGGTACAGAAACAAGAATTGATGTAGGATATGACGATACTAATGGTAGAATTAATTTTGTTGTAGATGATATGACAGCTGATACTAATACCTTTAGAACTATAACTGCAGGTGGTAATACTTTAGGTGCTACAGAAACATTAGCTTTCACAGCAGGTACAAATGTAACTATAAGTGAATCTGGTGGTGCTGTAACAATAACATCTGCAGATACTAATACACAACTATCAAATGCTCAAGTAAGAACAGCTGTTGAAGCTGCTACCGACTCTAACGTATTTACAGATGCAGACCACTCTAAGTTAAACGCAATAGAAGCAGGAGCAACTGGAGACCAAAGCAACGCAGAGATAAGAGCTGCTGTAGAAGCAGCTAGTGATTCTAATGTATTCGTAGATGCAGACCACACTAAGTTAAATTCAATAGAAACATCTGCTACAGCAGACCAAACAGATGCAGAAATACGAACAGCAGTAGAAGCTGCTACTGATTCTAATGTGTTTACTGATGATGACCATAGCAAACTAAATGCTATTGAAGCAAGTGCAGATGTAACAGACACAGCTAACGTAACAAGTGCTGGTGCTCTAATGGATTCAGAAGTAGATGCAGATTTAAAAACATTTGCTTTACCTGCTAATACTACTATATCAACATTTGGTAAAAGTATTGTAGATGATGCAAATGCTGCAGCAGTAAGAACTACAATAGGTGTAGATGCAGCTGGCACAGATAATAGTACTAATGTTTCTTTAAGTGGTTCACCAGACTATATTACAATTAGTGGACAAACAATTACTAGAAATGCAGTAGACCTTGCAGCAGATGTAACTGGTACTCTTCCAGTAGCCAATGGTGGTACTGGTGCTACATCATTAAATAATTTAATTACACTTACTTCACATACTACAGGTAACTATGTAGCTGCAGTAGCGGGAACTAGTAACGAAATAGAAGTATCAGGAAGTGCTGGTGAAGGTGCTACATTTACTGTAGGATTACCAGATGATGTTACTATTGCTGGAGACTTAACTGTAAATGGTGATACTGTAACAGTAAGTACAGCAACATTAAGTGTTGAAGACCCATTAATAAAATTAGCAAAAGGTAACAATGGTGCAGACTCTGTAGATATTGGTTTCTATGGATTGTATGATACATCAGGTTCACAAGATTTATATGCAGGTTTATTTAGAGATGCAAATGATAGTGGGAAATTTAAACTATTTAAAGATTTACAAGCAGAACCTACAACAACTGTAAATACAAGTGGTACTGGATATGCAGTAGGAACTATAGTTGCAAACTTAGAAGGTACTGTAAATACAGCTACTCAAGGAACTATAAACCACGATAGTCTTGCAAACTTTGTAGCTAATGAACACATAGACCATACCTCAGTACAAATTCTTGGAGGTGCAGGATTAACTGGTGGCGGAACTATAGCAGCTAGTAGAAATATACACGTGGGACAAGGTGCAGGAATTGATGTAACTACAGATGCAGTAGCAGTTGATATACAAGGAACTGCATTATTAAGCGAAATAGCAACTAATGACTTAGTGTTAATATCAGATACTAGTGGTTCGAACGCAATAAAATCTATTGCAGTATCAGAAATAGCGGGACTTGCACCACAAGGTGACATAACTGCGGTTGTAGCAGGTAGTGGTTTAACTGGAGGTGGTACAACTAGTAGTGTTACTCTAAATGTAATTGGTGGAACAGGTATTACTGCTAATGCAAATGACATTGCAACTGATGATTCAGCTATTGTACACGACAATTTAAGTGGGTTTGTAGCTAATGAGCATATAGACCATAGTGCAGTTTCAGTAGTAGCAGGTACAGGGCTTACAGGCGGAGGTACTATAGCTGCTAATAGAACTTTAAATGTTGTAGGCGGTGTTGGAATAACTGCTAACGCTAATGATATGGCATTAGATATTGACGGATTAGGTGTAGCAGCAGAGACAGCTTCTGGAGATACCGTAGCTATATATGACGCATCAGCAACAGCTATTAAAAAAATAGCATTATCAGAGATTGCAGGATTAGCACCGCAAGGAGATATTACTTCTGTAGTAGCTGGTACTGGACTAACTGGTGGAGGTACAACTGGTGACGTAACCTTAAATGTAGCTGCTGGTAACTTAATAGATGTACAAGCAAATCAGGTAGATGTTGATTTGAGTGAACTTACTGACGGAACTGCTGACATAGTTGGTAGTGAAGATGAGCTAGTGTATCTAGATGACGGTGCTCAAAAAAGAAAATTAGTATCAGAAATAAAACTTTCTCAATTTAATAATGACTCAGGATTTACTGCTAACACTGGAGACATTACAGCTGTAGTTGCTGGTAGTGGTTTATCAGGGGGTTCAAACTCAGGTAGTGCTACAGTAAATGTTGATATACAAGGAACAAGTTTAGCAGGAGAAGTAGCTGGTAATGACTTAGTATTAATGGCTGACACCAGTGATTCAAATGCTATTAAGTCTATAGATATGTCAAGTATTGTTGCATTAGCACCTCAAGGTGATATTACTGCAGTAGTAGCAGGTACAAATATTAGTGGTGGAGGAACTACTGGAAGTGTAACATTAAACGTAGATGATGCCTTCTTAAAAAATGACGCTAGTGATAGTACAAGTGGAACAATAACTGCAGCTGGATTTACCACAGCAGGTAACTTAACTCTTGGTGGACACGCAGTAAATGATATTGATATTACATCAGAAGCTACAGATGCTGATGACCACTTGATGACAGCTCTTGCTATTAAAAATAGAATTTTAGATTTTGGTTATACAACTAATACAGGTGATATAACTGCTGTTGTTGCAGGAACAGGATTAAGTGGAGGTTCAAATTCAGGTAGTGCTACGTTAAACGTAGACATACAGGGAACTTCATTAGTAGGAGAAATAGCAACTAATGATTTAGTTCTTATATCAGATACTAGTGCTTCAAATGCTGTTAAGTCTATAGCTGTATCTGAAATTGCAGGACTAGCACCACAGGGAGATATAACTAATGTATCTGCAGGTGTAGGATTATCTGGAGGAGGAAGTTCTGGTTCAGTAACTCTTACCTTAGATATGTCAGAATTAACAGATATGACTGCAGCAATTAATAGTTCAGAAGATGAACTTATACTTTTAGATAACGGTGCAGATAGAAGAAAATTAATTAGTGAAATTCCATTGTCCGCATTTAATAATGATTCTGGATTTACAACTACTAATGGTGACATAACTGGCGTATCAGCGGGAACAGGTTTATCTGGTGGTGGTAATAGTGGAGCAGTAACTTTAACACTTGCTGCACATAGTGGAGATTTAATTACAAGTGGTACAGTAGCAGCAGCTCGTGTAGCAGGTTTAGCAGCAAGTAAAATAACTTCAGGTGCTTTTGATGCAGATAGAATACCAAGTTTAGCTACATCTAAAATTACAAGTGGGACTTTTGATGCAGCAAGAATACCAACTATAGATATATCATCTAAGACTAATTTAAGTGCAGGAACAAATATAACTTTAAGTGGAGATACTTTAAATGTTGATGATGCTTTCCTAAAAAATAATGCTGATGACACAACAAGTGGTACTATAACTGCTGGTGGATTTACTACAACTGGTACTGTTACAGCAGGAGCTTCTACAAATCAAATTAGATTAAGAACAGTACATAATGCTAGTCAGATAGGAGATACATTTGCTGGTACAACATCACAATCATACATTGACTTTCTTGTAAATAATAGTAGTAATGACCCTGGTTATATTATGCACGAAACCAGAGGCTCTGAAGCAAACGAAGGAGTATTACACTTATGTCCTTCAGATGATAATGCAGACGGAGACTATGTTTCTATTCACGGTACAAATGACACAGACCAATTAAAACTACATACATCTGGTAAGATAGAAGGTGTATCAACATTAGTAGCTACAACCTTAGATATATCTGGTGATGTAGATGTAGACGGAACATTAGAAACTGATGCACTTACTATTAACGGAACAACTTCAGTAGCATTTACATCTGGTGACCACAGTAAATTAGACGGTATTGCATCTGGAGCTACTGCTAATGTTGGAGACATAACAGGAGTAACAGCTGGTAATGCACTTACTGGTGGTGGTACTTCTGGAGCTATAACAATTAATCACCAAGATACTTCTTCACAAGCTAGTGTTAATGGAAGTGGAAGAACTTATATACAAGATGTAACATTAGATACTTATGGACACGTTACTGGATTAGCAACTGCTACAGAAACAGTAACTAATACAGATACTAATACAAATCAATTAACTACTTTCCAACTTGAAGACGGAGACGGAACTGAAGTTACAATAGCACACGGAAAAGAAGTTAAGTTTGTAGAAGCAGGTGGTATTAATATAAATTGGACAGACACTAGCACAGGTAGTGACGGAGACCCATTTGACTTATCTTTTAATGTTAATTCAGCTGTACTTGCAGGTGCAGGTATGACTGGTGGTGGTACTTTAAGTTCAGATAGAACATTAAATGTAGTTGGAGGAACTGGTATAACTGCTAATGATAATGATATTGCTCTAACTGCAGCAGGAGCAGGAGCTGGTAGTTACGGCTCAACTGCTAATGGAACTAAGATTGATACAATAACATTAGATGCTTATGGTAGGGTTACAGCGGTAGCTACTGGTGCTACTGGTAGTACATCTACCTCTGGTACAGTTACAAGTATAGCTACAGGTACTGGTATTGGCGGTGGTACAATAACTGGTTCAGGTACAATAAGTATAGACGCTGCACAAACTGGAATATCTTCTATTAAAAATACTTCTCTTGTAGTAGGTAGAGATAACGATAATGCTTTTCACTTCTCTACAGATAATATGATTAAAGTAGAAGTTCAAACAGTGCAAGATGAATTTAGATTTGCAGCAGGTGGTACGTTTCACGCAGACGCAGATATTATTGCTTACTCAAGTACAACCGCTTCTGATAAAAGATTAAAAGAAAACATTGAAGCTTTACCATACGGCTTAGATGATGTAATGAAGATGAGAGCTGTAGAGTTTGATTGGAAAAAAGATAAAGCTAATGGTAAAGAAAGAGGTCACGACATTGGAGTTATAGCTCAAGAAATGGAAGAGATAGTTCCAGAAGTAGTAAAAGAGTATGACGGCTTGCAAGGTAAAGATGACTTTAAAGCAGTTGATTATTCTAAATTAGTACCAGTATTAATTAAATCTATACAAGAATTAAAAGCAGAAATAGAGGAACTTAAGAAATGACTTTAACTGCATCAGGACAAATTAGTATGAACGATATTAATGTTGAGTTTGGCAGAAGTGGAACTACTGCTAATAGTTCTTTAGAAGATTTATCTGACGGAACTGTAGCAACTATTAATACTGCTAATGATAGTGGTGACAGACCAGACGGTTCTGCCCCACACGAAATGACTGAGTTTTATAGTTATGACCATAGTGCTTCAGCAGCTAATGCTTCCTTTGGTTCTTTTAGTGATACTACTATAAGATTTATAGGATTAAGTCCAGGCGATAACGTTTCTAATCACGCAGTTACTACAAGTGCTATGACAGATGCAAGTGGTACTGCTGTTATTAGTAGAGCTGTAAATAGTGGTACTGCAAAAGGTTCATTAAGAGTTGCAGTCTCTAATAGTGGAGACCCAG